CACATGCAAAGATCTTCATACATTATTGTGTGTCGTCTGTGTCCTGACTTGTCGTATTTAAATACTGGTACAAATCCAAATAGCTTTTTAAGAATCATATATTTAGTTCCCTAATGTAATCCTTTAGGTTTTTCCGAGGAATCCATCCTAGGTTTTGTGTTTTTTCTGAAACAACTGGTGCTGACATACGATTTCCACGACGCTCAGGTAGCATTTTGGTATTCCTATTGTACATAGCAGCGACCTCAAGAATCGTATATGAGTCAGGATGCCCAATACCATATTCATCACCATCACCATACTCAGCAATAAGAACCAGTGCGTCAACGATATCGCTGACATGAGTAAAGTTACGTTTTTGTGTGCCAGGTGAAACAATAGTAAGATCATGACCAGACCGTGATGCCTCAGCAAATTTAGCAATTAGAGTTGCATATTTGCCAGTCTGAATTTCACGAGGTCCATATACATTATAAAAATATGTAATAGCATATTTAATGCCGTACCATTCACCATAATTTTTAACGAGTTCAGTATTGATTGCTTTAGACCAAGCATAAGGACTCATTACATAATCATCAGATTGATCTGCAAATTTAGTGCTAGAACCAGAGTAAATTAATTTGGCACCGGTGCGCCGAACAAATTCAAGGACCTGAAAAGTCCCTTTAATATTATATTCATGGACAAGATCAATGTCCTCAAAACTTTGTTCGACCCTGGAATATTCTCCCAGGTGGTAAACATAATCTACGGGTGGCAGTCGCATTTTATTAATGCATTCTGTTGAGCCTGTAATATATTCCACACCATCAATATGATTTTCCTCACTGCCTGTGAAATAATTATCAATCGAAATTACAGAATGACCCATCCCACTTAAGCGTTCACATAAATGACTGCCAACAAAACCAGCACCACCGGTTACCAAAACTGTTAAATTTTTACCCACCATGTATAGCCTTTCTACCAGTTGGGAACACATCAAGACTGAAGGAAGGATCCTCATACTGTTCTGGTGTTCCATATTCACGCATTAATTTCATACCATAATTATCCACTTTATTGACTATGTCAACATCTTTTTTCAGAATAAGTGGATTTTGTCGAGCAGGTTGACCATCTGCAGTTTTAATGGCATGAAGATCAACATGGTGGTGTGTACGACCATAACGCTCAACTAAAGTCACCACATCTGGATGCATTTCTTTGAGCATTTGAGATTTACGGAGAGAAGCATCTTCCTCGTAATTATTATAAACCTCAGTGGTATTACCACCCTTAACGGTACCAGTACGAAGTTTACCACACAGGAATCCATACATCAACATGGTACACAGCCCACGCTTGAGTACACGGATAGATAAGTCTACGTCCTCATTAAATTTACCACGCCATTTTTCTGGGCAGTCATTATCAATAAGAAAACAACTCATGATTCGAGTATTTAGAATATAAGGTGGGTAATCATAGTCGTCAACCACAAAGAATTTATATTGGAGACCAGCCAATGCCACATTTTCAAACCGATCAACAAAGTCCTCGGTAGAACGGAAAATAGCTGAACCCTTGTCAACACGGTACCGTTTGTTTTTATGGACACGCCAGAACTCTGCAATGTTATCATCCATCAACCAATGGCGTTTAAAACCATTAGCCTGTGAATGTTCCCAACACCAGTTCCTGGCAGGACCAGAGCCCTTACCGTGATTACTGAATGGTAATGCCAATACCTTTTTAGGATCAATTACCGAACAGTATTTGTCATACTCTTGTGGTTCGACCGCAATATAATACGGAACACCCATGCCCTCCAGAGCTCTACTGGTGTAACGTGACTCATGCCGACCTTTGGAAATAATGTAGATCGGATATCGTGTAGTAAATTCCTCACTCATGTTCTTCAATGTACCTATTCATATTATTACGTTCACGACCCTTTTCAGGATACCAAACCACATTTGTTTTATCAGTCAACTGGTAACCAAGTTTGTCAGCAAATTCCTGACGATGTTCCCGTGTTTTAAATTTAACTGTGAGTTGTTTCCAAGGCTCGAGTTTTTCAGATGTAAAGGATGGCATACCAGCCGCATACCATTGAACGTATGGATTACGCCATTCGTTTTGTAGTTCCTCTATTGTATCAACTTTTTTATACATTGTCAACCCCCAAAAAAGCTTTCCAGACCAATATTTTCGCCATCCATTTTATAGACAACTTTATTTAGTTTCGGCATAGGTTTGTCACCGATTGCCAACATAAACGCCTTATAATCTTCTTCGTCACGAAAATTTACATATAGGCTTTGCCATTGTTCAGGAAACTCATTGTCCTTGGGAGCAGGTTTAACGGTGGGTTTATATTCCTCATCTTCTCCAAGAAACTTGCCCAGACTGTTAGGCAAGTTTTCAGGGGAAACATAACCGACCATATCGTCATATTCTTGTGACGTATCGTGTTTATATTCCTTCATTAATATACCTCATGTTTTGTTTCACACATGTATTTAGACACCAAGCAGTTCCTTATATTGAGTAATAGATAAGGATCCCATCTTTTTGTTGTGATAACCTGAAATCATTGCCAAGTTCTCGTATGTGGTTTTACCACCGTCTGTATGAGCAATAATGTGACCACCCTCAGCACTTTCGAGTGTAAGTGGTTTGCCGTCAACAGCACATTTGAAACCTTGTTCAGCCAATTTCGCCTCACGCCATTCCAATGGGAAAGAACGAAGTTTATCCTTGACTGTAATAATTGACTCGAGATTAATATCCTCAAGCAACAATTCAATAGGATAGATCACGTGAGCACGAGAATCAAATTCTCCAAGTGAGTCGTTAAATTGCTTACCGATGGTTTTGGTAGAGTCAAAAGGCGACAACGCTTGTAGTCGTTTTGGCTGTTGGTCATATTTGATCTTGAATGGTGCATATGCCTTATAGACAACATCAAAGAATTCATCGTAATCAGAAATTTTGAATGAGCCATATGTCTCTTCCATATACAACCATAGGCGATAGAAAAGAGTAAATTCCTTCTGAGGCATATTTTGGCTGTTGAACCGCTTTTTACGAATATCAGCCATTTTAAGAACAAAGTCAAGGTTGTTGTGTACCTTTTCGGAAATCTTATCCATCTTGTCCTGAGTGATGTCTGCTTCGTACATATCCTCAAGATCTTTATCGGTAGAGGTATTCAACCCACCCCCATCATAATAACGGAAGAAAAGACGAGCGACCATTTCGTCGATACGTAAGCCTTTATTATCGAAAAGAACCTTAGTGAAACTTTTCTTGGCTTCTCCATCCTTCTGAGTATAGTCAAATAGGGGGTGGATTGAATTAGATACACCAGAGACCACACGAACCGTCTCACGAATTGCATTAGCAACAGGTGTCGAGCCATAAGAGTTCAGCATCTCCTGGTGATTAACTTGTGTTGTTTCGTTTAAGGAACGGAAGATATAGCCAACCTGCCACCCCTCAAGGTTTTCGTAAATACAAAATGTCAAGTCGGTGTCTAGGAATGCATCCCGTTCAGCCGAATCAAAGTCACGAAAATATTTCCCAGTCTTGAAATCAGGGAAACGATTTTCAAAGAAAGCCTTGATATACCGCTTTCGGTGACCACCGTCAATACTTTCGAATTTAAAATCACCTTCTGGTGTTTCATGAATTGTGATCTGACCTACATCAATGCCCATAAGCATAGAGTTTAGGATACCCTGTGCCTTACTTGGCTTTGACCGACCAACCATAACTGGATCTCGGTCCAAACGCTGTCCTACTGGTTGTGTATCAATGTCGCCAAACATCAACAAAAAGTCACGGACGGACATTGTTTCTTTACGAAATTTAAACATAATATAGTTTCCTTTTTCACCTTATAGAATATACTATAACACGAAAAAAACCAAAAGTCAACAATTATTTTGCATTATTTTAAAAAATGTTTTTCTAGCATTTCCAGGCGATCCTCAGCGGCTGCCATGGCATCTAGTTCCTTTTGGATGGTTTCAATGATGTCGGAATGCTCACCGATACCTACCACCTTTTGCATATAAACCTCAACATTTGTTTTATGCAATTCAATTTCAGCCTCTGCATGCATTCGTAGAGCTTTTAACATTTGTTGTTTCAAGTCCATATCCTTTCCTTACAGGTCAATTAGATCTGACCATAGTTTAAGTTTTTCTCTTTTAGCAGCCTTGTGTTCGGCTACCTCTCCCAGATCAATAAGCTTATATTGATCCAATAAATCGATCATACACATTAGATCGCCAATCTCCACCTCTAGTTTGTGGATATTTTCGGCTGTATCAGAACCAAACCGAATAATTTTTGCAGCTTCAACTTGCAGTTCAGCACACTCTTCCATAGTAATGGTTAGTGCCTCTTGTTTAACTTTGTCCGCTATCATCTTTATTCTCCTCAGCGTCAATTAATTCAGCAAGAGCATCAAATTCTCTTTGAAGCTTCCCTTTATACTCATTGGTTACCTTTAAACCAGATTCAATAACGTCGGTGGGTGAACCATCTTTTAAAATATTATTTGAATTTATAATATAATCTATTTGTTTCTTAATTGCTTCCAAACGATTTCGCATTTCATTTAGATCTGACATTGCTTTCTCCTATGCAAAGAAATCTTCGAGTGTGTTTACCTTTTCCGAAGTCCAACCCAACGCATCAAGGATATGTTCAATCGGACTAAGAAAGACCTTTTCGAACTGAGTATCGTAGTCAATATACTCATGCAAACCAAGTTCCTTTGGAAGAACACCAGGGAACGAAATGGTATTCTCTCGGATTGGATTTGGCACCTTCAGATAGACGAATTTAACCTTATCGCCTGATTGTACCTTTTCGTACCGTTTATTTAGTTTTTTCTGCTCGAGGTGATGATTGTACAAGATACAACCTCGGACATGGATCGGAGTGCCCTTACGATAAAGACTAGCACGATCCTGATATTTAGTGATGTTATCAGTACCAGATGTTTTACCGATTTCCTCAGGACCATAGGATTTAAATTCATCACGGAATTTGGCAATAAACGCCTGTGTTTCCTCCTCGGATCCATTCATGATCACGGCGAAGGTTTCCTTCATTTTGTCACGACAAATCTCGGGAGTAGAGGATCGGACTGATTCGAGACCAGTCACTGAGATTTTTGGCTTTTCGTAATGAACACCTTCGCTGTTTAGAGTATTCATGATGTATCGTTTTTTGGCAACGAACAATGATTTGTCCGTAATTTTTTCACGTTTCATGAACATTGCCTGGCGATAGGCACCCATTCGTTTAGCAAGATCCTCATAGCCTCGGTCAATAATTTCCTCAATTTTGGAACCACATACCTGATCCAAGAATGTCTCACCGCGTTCACGCTCAATGTCAGTGGTACCAAACGATGCCTCAATCAGTGGACCGAAGTGAACATAAATTGAATCGGTGTCAATATATGCAATATAATCCCTACCCTCAGTTTTGAGGATTTTGTTCATGTATTCGTTGACCGATTTTTGTGCCCATCGAATGGATAACTGACCAGATGTAGTGATTGCCTCAGCCATATCGTTAATATAGTAGAGGAAGTAGATGTTTGCCGTAGCACCATATAGCGAGTTCATCGCAATTTTGATAGCCATCTGAGAGTTATGAAGTTGGTTAGCCTCTCGTTTGAGTTTTTCCTTTTGTTTCGGATCAGTCTCCACCTCAAGTTGTTGCTCGACCGCAAGCATTTCCTTTTTAATGCCAGACCGCCGATTGTAATATTCGTCAATGATGCCAGGAATAATACCAACCTTTTCATTACTGAAACAAGCACCGTTGGCACAAACCGATACAGAAGGATCATCGTTTCGGAATTTATCATCAAGAACCATATCCTGACTCACATATTCACGGCGATCTGGCATATAAGTTTCAGGTGACATGTTATATTGCAACATCAGGTGAGGATACAGAGAGTTCAAGTCAAATGAAACAATCCATGGATGTAAACCAGTATCCGGATCCTTAACATAACCACCAACCAGTTCCTCAACCCTTTCGCCTGGCCCACCTTTAATATCTGGTACAATTTTATCAGCGATTAGACGGCGATAGATGGTCGTTTCCCAAATGCCCACCGTACCAAACGCTGAAGGAATATTATCGCCACCACCGTAGGCAACGGTCATTACCAACGAGAGCAGACCGGTTTCGTCCTCAAATTTTTGGATCAGTTGAGTATCCTTGAGGTTATAATCAAGATACAGTTGTGGGTTTTCGTTGTACAAATTAGTCAGATTACCATATTCAGAATAGTCAAGTTTTTTCTCACCGAGTACAGCATGCGCAACGTGGTCGAGTTTGTATGATTCCTGCGTACCGTATTTGTAACCAAATTTTTTGAAGGCGTCCATATAGTCAATCACGTGGAGGCCAGACATTTTATATGTGGATTGTTCCTTGCCGAAGAAGGTACGAGTGTCCTTTTTGATGGACCGCCAAGGAGATAGATCCTTGGCCCTTTCCTCACCGAGGAGACGAATGATCCGAGTCACAATGTACATAATGTCAAAGTACTCTACGTTCCATCCAGTCACGATGTCGGGATAGTCATTTTTCCAAATGTCAATAAACCGACGAAGCAATGCCTCCTCGGTGTCAAATTTCATGAAATGAATATCGTCAGGATCAATATCAGTTATCGTAGAGTATTTGTCATAGTCCTTCCGGCCGAGCAAATGATAAGTATTGCTCTTGGAAGATTTGTAGGCGATAGAGGTAATTTCCTTATCAGCCGTATCAATGTCTGCATAACCGTCACTGATGTCAACCTCAATATCGAAGGACACAATGTTAATGGCAGACATGTCAAATTTGATTTCGCCGGGATAGTTTTCCTGGATGAACTGAGCAACGTAGTTTGTATTGCCATAGATACCCATGTTGGAAATACCCTTGTATTCCTCAACGAACTGTTTGGCCTCGGACATAGAGTCAAAAGTTTTTGGATGAAGTTCCTTGTCACCAACCAGTGAGCGATATTCACCACCAGGTTTACGAGTATGTAGATATAGGGTAGGTTTGAATGGAACCTTACGGGAGAACCGTTTGCCATTTTCGTAACCACGCCAGAGGATATTGTTGCCCCAGCGATCGACTGATGTGTAGAATGAAGTCATAATATACCTTTTGTTCAGTGATGTTTACATTGTATAACATAAGAAACAATTTGTCAACCATTTTCTTTCCATGAGTCCATTTCAGTAATGATCTCATCGCCTTCCTTATCATTAGCAATACCATATGCCATAGCCTGGATATCATCAATAAGATTTTGACATGTCACCTTATCATATTCCTTGTAAGAAATTTCAGAAAATTCATTTCTTAATCTATGGACCAGTATTGCCTTGTCCTTCATTATGTTGAGTCTGCGAATTAAATCTTCCACAGAATGTAACATTTGCCGTCCTCCCTATGCTGCAATTTCACTGAAGTTTTTAACTTTTTGGAATCTTACATGTGAAGTGAATTTTTCTGCAAATTGATCACCACGGTGTGAGATTACAAATATATTATCGTCGGTATTGAGATTGTGCAGTGTATCAATAAGATTTTCCACACCGACATTATCCATAGCACCGTCCAACGTTTCATCAAGTATTAAAAGATTGGTGGAGACAGAATTACGAAGTTTTGCCACTGATCGCCATGCCAACATAATTGATAAGGAGATTCTCAATTTCTCACCTTCCGAGAATGATGAATATGAAAATGTATCACGGAAACGAGATTTGATTACCTCATTAAAGTTCTCATCCAACTGAAAATCAACAAACAGATCAAACGCACCGAGATATTTATTGATGAGTTTGTTCATCACGGGAATATATTGCTTAATAATTTTAGCCTTAATTCCACCATCCTTAAGAATTGTCGACACAACGTTAAGGGTATTTCGTTCATCAAGTAAATCTGCTCTGGCTTCCTGATAATCTTTCAACTCATTTTCAAACGCCTCGAGTTTAGATGTATCAACCTCTTCTACCTCACGTTCAGCCTGATCCAATTCTGATTTATATTCTTTTAAAGCATTTTTTGCAATACGAATGTGTGCTCTACATTCACCAATGGCAAGATTTTTATCCTGAATATTATCCTCTACCTTTGAGATTTCCTCAATCCGATTTTCATATTCGGTTATCCTTTCCGATAATTCCTTAACACCTGCTTCGAGTTCAGTTACCTTTTTTCCCTTTTCGGCGACAACATTTTCCTTGAACGTGTGTTCAATACCTTGTTTACAGGTAGGGCAATTATCATGGTCATGATAGAAGGACAATTCCTTTTGATTTGTTTTTATATTAGTTTCAAGATCACGCTTTAACGTCTTGGCCTTCTCGGCTTTTGACTTGATGCTCGCCTTATCTTGGATGGTTTCAATGAGCGCGGTGATCTCACCTTCGATACCTTCGATGTGTTCTTTCTCCGTCTCAATGTTCGATATGTGTTCACCCATCTTCTCCTTAATTTTAGCAACCTCTGCTTCCTTTAGATCACGGATTTGATCACTGTGTTCCTGAGCAGATTCAATTTTGGATTCGACCAGATCAATTTTATAACTGTTATCAGATATACTAGTTTTATTATCATTAATCTTGTCTTTGACCAATAGGTTCATCGTACTGAATACCTGAATGTCAAGTAGATCCTCAATAATCTCTCGGCGTTGGCCTACTGGTAATTCCATAAACGGAACATATGTAGCACTACCAAGGACAACAATCTGGTTAAATGATTTATAATTGATCCCCAGGATATTTTGTTCAAGGTATGACTGATAATCTCTCTTGGCCGAATCTTGATTCAGCAATCCACCATCTTTAAAAATTTCAAAGACGTTTGGTTTCATACCACGGCGAACCATATAATTGGACCCACCGACTGAAAAGGCTACCTCTACAAGCATATCCTTTCTGTTGATACTGTTCACTAGCTGTGGTTTGTTAATCTTACGAAAAGGTTTACCATACAGCCCATAAACAATAGCATCAAGCAAAGTTGATTTACCACTACCATTTGAGCCACTAATTAGAGTGGTCGGTTTTCGGTCTAGCTGAATTGTGGTAAATGAATTTCCTGTTGATAATGTATTTTTATATTTTACGCTTTTAAAAGTAATTCGCATTATGTAATATTCATAGCCTCTATATAAAGATCATCAATCGTTTTCTTGATTTTATTTTTGTCAACCGATGTATCAAGTGAATCGATATAGTTATGTAGGATTTCCTTAGTATCCTTAGTTTCGTCAAGTATTTCGTCAACCCCTGCTGATTCAAGATTAAGAGCATCATCAACCGCTTTTACATCTGCGGCACCAGAATCAGCAAGGCGACTCATGAACAGATCATATATGTAAGGATTAGTTCTGTTTTTAACAATAACCTTGATATATGTATCCTCAAGCATAGACACATCTAAACTTGCAATATCGTCAACGGTCATATCTTCATCATCGTAGTCAATTTTATGGAATATACGATTAGGATTTAAGACCTTAGTGACCTCACGGGTTTCAGTATCAAAAATATGAAACCCTCGTTTACCCTGGTAATCTGACCATGTCATTTCATAGGGCGCACCTAGGTATTCAATATTACGATACTGTGATGGATGATGGAAGTGACCAGAATATACACCTTCAAAGTTCTTGAACACACTCATATCCAAACCGTGGGTACAAACAGTACCTTTCATCATCTCAAAGCCTTGGACTTCAAGGTGACCCATCAGAACATTTGCATCACTACCTTGGATTGCTTCCATACATTTATCTACATTATCACGAGTAATCCAAGGAACCATTAGAAACTTTGTAGATCCTAATTGCAATTCCTCGGGCTCGTGTTCATAAATTTTAAAATTATCATACTCACGTAGAAGCAAATTCATAGAATTTACCTCGTTTGTGTTGGTATAATATGTCGTGTGGTTACCGACAAGAGCATGGTATTTAATACCACGTTTAGCCATTTGTTCGAAGAAGTATTCCTTACCTCGTTGCAGGCTCACATAATTAATGTATTTGCGGCGATCAAATGTATCACCGAGATCAAATACTGTATCAATACCATGCTCATCCAGATATGGGAAAAATACCTCAAGGAAGAATTTTTCTTGGTGGTTCTGAAAGACTTTACTGTCTCCTCGAACACCAATGTGCATATCTGTTACTATTGCAATTTTCAAAGTTTGCCCTCTTCTCTCATCTCTGCTCTAATTTTTGTCGCAGATATTCCATGAATGTCAGCACCAAGGTCATGCTCAGTAAAAGTATAACCAACGCCACGCCCATAGGAAATATCAACAATATTAGGGACGTCCAGAATAACATATTCCACACCAAGACTAAAACCATGTTCTTGTAATCCGGCTTCAATGTTCCTCCTTACCACTTCAATATCGAAGGGGTTGTCATCTTGTTTGGCAGTCCGACCTGCACCAGCATCCTGACCGACAATTCCGCCAACATCTCTTACCATTATACACACTTGGCCAGTAATGTCAACACATTTTTTAAACAAAGCAGTATGGCCGTCATGCCATGGCTGCCACCTACCCAACATCTGTACTGTTGGCTTCTGTGGATCAAACATCATTTACTTCCTTTCTTATTCCGAATCTTATATGCTTATACCATAATCGTTCATGGCCATAATAGAGAACAAACTTAATAATTAAGTCTGCTACAAAGACTGCACCCACGGCCTTTGGTGGTAAGCCAAAAAACCATGCAATAAGTGCTGTTGTAATGCTTGCTATAATACGCCACGTAACCGCTTTGGCTAAGTGTCGTTTTCTAGTTACTGTTTCAGCCATTATGTTTCATCCATTTTAAAACGACTTTCATAAGCTCGACGTGTGTATCATCAAACCAATCGCTTACGTGATAATCACATTTTGGAGGCCGTTCAAACATCTTATTAGTATCTTCGAAACGACCTTCCTTAATTGTATCCATCCATACAGTAAAATCTGGATTAAATTCAAGACGAGCGGCTTCAGTAGGACATACAAAGTCAGTTACTGCAATCTTGCCTGCTCTTACCACTCCATCACTAAGATATTTCATGCGCATTGCCTGGCGCATTCGGCCTTCAGGGGTAAAGTCCCAGTCATCATAATGACCACGAACCTCATCCGCATTAATATGAACACCGCTAATCAAATCAGCAAATGGTTTAGCAAGAGTGGTTTTACCACTACCTGGCAAACCAAAAATTAGTATTTTCATAATACCTCACTTCTTTTTCGTTTTAATTTTATCCTCGAAATCCTCAATAAAATTATTGATATAGTCGGGAGTGGCATTCAAATGAATTTGTACATCATTTGAATCATGAATTTGTGCTTCTGTCATCATATTCTGCGACGATTTAAACCGGATATACATTTGCTTTTTCTCTTTCTGGATACGACGTAGAAAGGCGTACCAAATAATCTGAGTAAAATATGCAAATGGATTTTGTGATTTTTCTGGATCAAAGTTATGAATGTATTGAAGGCAATTTTCAATGCCGTCTGAAATCATATCCTCCTTATATGAATAGCCTGAAAAGTTTGGCTTAGTGGCTAGTCGAGTTGCAATCTGAAAAATACAACTGCCAATATAGTCTGGTACCTTAGGTGTCGGATCACCGGAATCCTCGGCCTCTTTACAATCTGCTCTATACTTAATTAGAGAATCTAATAGATCCTTATTGTTTACATAATTTCTTTTACGTTTAGCTGCCATAGCAAATGGAGTTCCTCTTTTTATGGGTGGATTTGTTATATAGTATCACGTACCCAAACAAAAGTCAACAAATTTTTTTTCAACTTTTTTCGTTCTACGTGTTGACATTTTCTCAGGAATGTGTATAATAAGGTTATGCACCTTAAAAAACCAATTATATGTCTACTGTATAAATTTTGAATGGAAACTCTTCTGAAGAATAAATTTCAATTCTCTTTCTGAAATGACGGAGAGTATAGTTTTCAAATGAGCCAGAGCTGAGGTCATCAGCAATATCATAAAGAGTAGCTTTATCTGCATCATTTCCCTTCCTCAATGTTCTACCAATAGATTGAAGTACTTTTATTTCTGATTTTGAACCAGAAGCAAAGATTACATTGTCAAGCTTTTTGAGATTCACCCCAGTACTAAAAACACCATAGGATGCAAGGATGTCATGTTGTTTGATTGGATCGTTTTCCACCAAATGCCGAATGCGCTCACGTTCCTCTCCTGAAGTTGCACCGTATATAAAATGTAATTGACGACCGTCCTTGTACAACAAGGGTTCTAATATTTTCCCGTGTTTTTCAACCAAATCAAAAAGAATAAGATTATTCTGTCCTTCTAGTGACCAGAGTAGATTCCGTATAAACAGATTTCGTTTTTCATGATTGACTATGAACTCTCGTTCGGCAGGGTATTTTTTAACCTTGTCGACTTTATTTATAGCATCTTTAAAAACTTTACGAGCGTCCTTTGAGTGGGACAGTGTAATTGCCTTTACCTGGAAATCAGCAACGGTACCTCGATCCATTAGATCTTTTGTACTGACGTATTTGACCACCGGTCCAAAACATCCTTCCAATACCATACGATGTGTTTTTGATTCTGACGATTTGAGGGTACCAGTAAACCCGTGTCGGTAGTCACAATCAGTGAGTTTTTCCATAATCTTTGTAAGTGATTTAGCCTGGAATAAATGTGCCTCGTCACCAAGCACAACACGGAATTGGTCAAACCATTCCTTTGGCAATTTAATCAGTGACTGCCATGTAGAGATGACTATGGGCGCAGCAGTATTTTTATCTACACCTCCTTGGATTGTGTAGATGTGTTCTGGGTTGCAACCATAGTCAATAAAGTCACCTTTCATCTGATGTACCAAACCAATTGTTGGAACAATGATTAGGGTACGATGCTGAAAGGCTTGATAATAATGTTGCTGAATAAGATAGATAATTAATGATTTACCAGACGATGTGGGCGAGACAGATAATGTTCTATTCTTTTTAATAGCATTTACTACATAATCATTCTGATAATCTCGTGGTGTGAATTTACAGTTTACTTCCTCTGCAATCTCGTAACCATAATTATCTGGTACTTTTGCTTCTTCAAATTGCTGATCCACCTCAAGCTGATAATCTCGGATCTCGCAGAACTCTTTTAATTTTTCTAGTAGACCCACATACAGAACTGGCTTCATCGGACTGAAAAGTCGAATGTAACCGTCCCAATATCTAGCCTTAAATGATGGATGAAACTGATAGCCTTCAGGCCGAAAACTAAAAAACTCTGAGAGTTCTTGTTTGATGCTAGCATCACAGACAAGTCTCATATACACAGAGTCTAAGTATTCAGCCGTTATTTTATCAGTCATTTTTTCTCATTATTCCAAAATATATCATACATGCAATCGAATTAATTAAAGTCCAACCTAAAAATACCGGCATAGCATTTGAATTTAATACGTTTCTGGAAAAATTATCATAGAATGATTCAATTATCGCCACAGAAAATAAGGTTGTAAAATATGAACCTATTAGGATAAAAAGTATATATGCTAAATATTTCAATATTCACCAGCCTGGAATTTAAGTACATCAATCATGTTTTTAATTACAAAATTTCTACTGTGTATTGTTTTAATTATGTCCTCTAGGAAATCTGCTCGAGCCTTATGATAATCCATTTTAAGACTCAGTTGGATAATATCCTTGTCTGCCTGAATATATTTATCCAGGTCCGACCGGAGAACTTTCAGCTGAAATGGTTTCCATCCACGCTCTCGCATGGTCTCTTCGTCCAACGAGCCCGTGTAGTACTCAAATTTGAGCCTCTCAAGTTCCTTGTAATCAAATCGTAGCTTTTTGACTCTCAGCACTTCCTTATAATACATATTATAATACTTACTGTGAAGAGTAGGGATCCGTTTGGATTCACCTACTAAATTTGTTTCGTCAATGGGAGAGTCTTTTGCCCATAGTTCACTTATATCATCTGTGCTCATTACAAACCTCAAATTAATTTAACATTACATTATACCATATGTAATGAAAAAAGTCAATCGTTTAAATTATCAATCGTGAAATATGTATATCTAAATGTTGCCGTAACTTCAGGATATATAACATCCTGATTGGTAATATCCAATGAAATAGGTGAAAGATCAGTAGGGAAACAATCAATAAAGTTAAATCTTATATTTGAATTTTTATGACTGTTATTAATAATTACAGAAATATCTGATACAGCTGTATCAGAATCATATGAACCCAATTCTCTTGGTTGTGCATTCTGATCAATCCAACCATATATTTCTTGATAGTTGGTCATCTGTTCATCAACGATAAACGTAACATCCAAATCAGCAAATGCAATTTTCTGTTTTGGTTGGTAGATGTTATTTAGTGGAGTAATTTGCTCAACAGAACCAGCCGCCAAACTAGGAATATTGACCTTCTGTGTAAAAAATTCAACACTAGGTAATCTATCAATAACGATAGCAAACGAAGTGGGTGTCAAATAGTTTTGGACTAAAGCCATAGGATGCCTCTAAAATAATGTTTAATCACACATTATTTATATCCTGTAGGAATTGTTCTTGAGGTGACGTGCCAGTCCAGTATTCAATACGGCTGTGACATTCTTTGATTTCCACCTCTAACTGTTTAACCATCTCATCAGTCAGGCTCAAAATATTAATACGAAGCAGCCGGTCAATATCGCTATCATTAAGGGCATCAGTATTACTATAAATTTGCTGAGCAACTTCGTCCTTCTTTTTATTTTTAAACTCAATTTTATTATTGAGTACAGCCTGAATAAATTGCATTTTTACATTCAGCCAACGTGACAGTTCACGTTCCTCAGCTAACTGAAGATCAATACGTTTCTGTAGAATCCCCAAGCGATAATCACAGAAGTCCTTAATCAGATCCCGCTCGTCTGTATATTCCTTGAGATCACCATTCGGTCCAATAACTGTTAGGTTCTCAGTCAATGGTTTACTCAATTTAAATTTAGATACGATTTGGGCATCAGTCCAATTTGCCGAGGTGTTCTGTTTTAATTTGACTTCGAACTGAAAGCCTTTTTTATCGCACAGATCCTCATAGGAGACGATATCACCATCCTCCTCGAGTTTATCCAGGATTTTTACATACGACTCACGGTCAAAACCATATGGGACTTCATTAATCATAATAACGGTTTTGCTTTTCTTTACGAATCGACCGAGGACAGTATATTTTTGAGTCTCCTGGTCAAACTCTACAAAACCATTGAATTCTGGAAATTTAACCGAAACACGATTTTTAATTTTACCAGATTTTACATATTCAGAACATGCCTTGACCAGTACCTTAGGATCACGAGGTAAGATATTTGTCGCAAATCCTGTCGCAATACCTTTGGCACCATTTGCCAATACTAATGGGATCACTGGCAGATAG